CACATTCAAAAATTTACCAAAAATAAAATAAATACCATCTGCAATAGATGCCTGTGCTGTTACTCCAGTAGATCCTGAAACAATCGCTTGGCATATACCCACATTTGCGGGAAGAACATTTAAAACTTCATTATCAGCAAATATAGTTGAAGTATTATTTGTGCCTGAAGTTACATATTTAATATAAAAGGTGTTTATATCTCTGGCAACTTGAACAATTTGAGCAACAACACCAGTGGTTGCACCTTGGATTAAAATGTTATTTGTGGCCGTAAATAATGCAACCGAAGTGGCTGTTGTAACGCTTGTCTGTCCACTCAAAGTTTCACTCGTAATAAATGTACCTACTACAGAATTCAATACCAATATATTAGTTACAGAACTATATAAAGAAACTATACCAGTTGCATGACTTGTGCTGCCTACAACTAATTCATTTTCGACAAATGTACCAGATATACCTGTTAATGTTATAATAGTATCATTAGTTCCTCCAGAAACCAAGGGGTCTAATAGATCATAATCTACAGTAACAGAACTATATGTTGGATTAACTTTCACATATGCGAGGTTTTGGTCATATGTAATTTGACCGGGGCTAACCATTGCACCATTTTGGAAAATATAACTACCAAACCTATTTAATTGTTCTCCAAAAATAGATTGCAATTGTGTAAGTTCTCTAGCTTGGAGAGCATAACCAGGTCTAAAAAGAATTTGGTAAAATTCTTTTGCGGCATCGAAATCATCATAATATGGGGCTGAATTAAATTTTATTGGCATATTTTGTGTTCATTACTATTTAGAAAGGAATTGTTATCTTTATATCTTCTATTTGGGCGGGTGCCCGAGTAACAGGAGATATATGTTCTGTAGTTAAAATTAAACCTGTATTTGGTTGGATATCCGGATTAACAATAGAAGCTATCTCAGCTATCGCTCCGCTTGCGGTTATTGTTTCATTTAAGATAAATCCACTGGCATATCCACTTGCGCTATTCTGAAATATATTATTTACCCGTAATATGTTCGGTCCGGCTAAATCATAATCAATAATACAACCTGTTACTCCACTTGAAGAACCGGTTATTATTTCATTAGGATACAAACTCCCCGTAACAGTTTCTAAAGTTAAATTCGTTGTTAATGTCCCCACTAATGGGAAATAAAAATACGCTGAATTGAAAGCCAATGGATTTAAAAGTAATCCAAATTTACGGTAAGAATTATCGGTTGTAATTTTATTAGATTCATCATAATTTAATAAGATATCAACCATTACATACATTGCACCTAATTCATTAACTGGATCAGAACCATGGCCTCCAGGAGGACTGATAATAGCATGTGCGGAACCACCACCACTACCACTGAAAACCACGGTAGCGTGGGTATATCCTCTTCCTGGTACTACCGTAATTGAAGTAAGAGCCGTTCCAGTTAAATGGGCAATGGCCACACAACCACCACCATCACCAAGAATTGTTATTGTCGGTGTAGTTGAATAAGATCCGGGATCGGTAACCACAATGTTATAGATTGCGCCTTTTATAGCCGTTGCCTGTACTGCCCATTGTAATGAACCATCATTAGAGGTTAATGAATGTATTGGTATCCAATCCGGAGACAAAAATTGTTGGGCATCTGTTGCCGATACTTGGAACATAAATTTCCAAGTATAACCATCCGCAAATGTAATCGGTGATACAGAAATACCCGTAGGTTTATTAGAAGATGCTGAACCATTGGCGTTATTCAAACACTTATAAACATTATTATCCGTGGTAATAACATAAAATGGTGCAGAATTTGTTTCCGGTGCATATTGGTCTAAATATACCCCACTCGGATAATAACAACTACCGCTACCATTTGAAGCCGATCCTCTATCATCATATTGAGTATATACTGTAGATGCGGTCCAATCATTTCGTGGAATTACCAAAGATACATCTGAAGGCGAAACTCTCTTTGCGGCAATCATATCAGCAAAGGAAGCAATTCTGGAAGCTACCGTATCGTTAGGTTGTGGTGGATTACTATCATCACTCCAAGGAGTAGTTTTTCCTATCCAAGTATATAAATTATTTGGAGATACCTGGTTAGATAATCCTTCTATAAATTTCTCAGCACTGAATACTCTAAATTGATTATTTTCTATGGCTAACATAAGGCTCATTTATATTTAGTATAAAGTAATACCGCGTCCACTCATAATACCCCGGAGATATTCATATGAATTGAGAATTTCTTGGTTAGTTAAAAATCGGTTATAAATAAGAACATAAGAAACCATTCCCTTGAAATATCCACTCATTAATGTTGCGGGTAGCGACATAACAGAAGGAATACCAAATAATGTTGATCCGTATAATCCTGATTTATATAAATGTGGTGAAGAAAGACTTGGGTGGAATCCACCAATACCAATATAATATTTCCTAGAATTGGAGATTATATTTGTCGCATCAACATTTGAACCATAACTACCAACAATAGGTGGTAATTGATTTAAATTACCAACCAATGTATTATTAAAATAACGTAATGAAGCAAAGAAATAATTGCTGGTATTAATTGATCCTGCGGGATAACTTACTCGTAAATCATTTTGTCCTAAATTCATTTTTTGGGATCTAAAAGTAATACTACCATCTGAATTAACATTAATTTGATATCCAGTTACTCCGTAATCATTATCATTATCAATACAACCTATAATTCCCGAACCATCTTGTAATTGAGTCACATTTGCAATTACCATAATCGTTTGTTGTGCAGTATTTATTGGAACAAGAGAACTATTAACAAAGGTATTTGAAAATTGTAGTCCTACAGTTTCCCAAGTTGGATCATCAATATCAATTGAAGATAAAGAACCAAGTATAGAATTATATCCACTAGGATATACACTATCTTTGATATCATATAATAATTGTGTATTGGTATTATCCTGCAACATCTGATATTGGACTTCAAGACCAGATTCCGGCAATGCCGCCGCAGATTCCGTAGGTGTAATTATACCAGTTATATTATGTATCTTCCGTTTTAAGATATTATTTTCAACCAAAACATTTCCAAATAATTGTAATCCCGCTGGGTGTAATATTTGTTTTACTATATTGTTATAGGTTTTTAATAATTCTTTAGTTTTTAAAACATATGAAAAATTTTGGTAATAATAATCATCCTGTAGATATTTTCTATAATCTAAAAATCCATCATTATTAACATATCTACCAGCATAGTAACCAACAGCACCCACGTTAATTGTGCCTGTCGCATTACCATTTCCCGCTAATGTAAAATCAGCAGCAATGGGTGATGTATAATTATAACCAAAATCTTTGACCTTTATTGTCTGTATATTTCCTAATGCGATATTGTAATGACTGGTTATATCAGGAAGAATTTTCCAATTTAAAGATAAAACAGCTACTTTAGATGTACCATTATAACTTGTAATATAATTTTGTTGAGCCGAACCAGAACCATCAGTGATTGTAATATACATATTTTGGTAAAAATTATCAATATTAGAAGCAGTTAATGCTAATTGGATAGTTGCTGGTTCAGGATAATTAGCAAACCCGGCTTGTACTACTCGTCCAATATTTGTTCCTGAAGTAACATTAACTTCAAATAATGCTGTAGTATTTGCACCACTTACAATGATAAGATCTCCAGAATTATATGCTGTGCCCGAATTGGTAATATCTATTCCAGTTGCCAAACCATAAAGATTTTCAGTAGCCACAGAATCAATTAAATTAACCTGTACTGTTTCCCCCACTTGAAAGGAACCAATAATAGAAAGATTAGAAATGTAAATTTCACTAACAGTTGTATTACCATATAATACCTGAATTACATTTTCAACATTTGCGGTTGCTCCAGATGTTACTCCAACTATTTTTCTTCCAATAAATTGGTATGTATCTGTTGTTGTGGTTGTTCTAATAACAGTATCAACCGACCATTTCCCATTATCAGGTATAATTAAATCTGTTTTTGGATAATAAAAGGAAATAATATCATTATATAAAATCTTGAATAATAAAGAAAAAGATTTTTCTGAACCACGAGATAAATAAAAATCTTTAATATGCTTTGATAATTTTCTTTGGTCTGCCAACATTGTGGCTGGGAAAGAGTTTAAATATTCAAAAAGGAAATAAGGAAGAAATTGAACTAAAGCCTTATCAATATCCCGTTGATCTAAAAGAGAAAATATACCCTGAATTGGACCCAACAATAATGATGTTTGATTTTGTTCAAGCCATTGGAAATATTTTTGTAGAAAACTTAAAATTGTCGGGAAATTAAGGCGAATATATTCACTGGATCCCTGTTGAAGGGATGTATATTGAGATATTTGTCCAAAAGGTTCCATATTATCCTAAGGGGCTTCCTACAGGTGTATTTACAAGCATTGAAATATTAATATCTGCTGGATCTATCAAAAGTATTTGGTTAAAGATAGGTGTAATATCATTTATAACCGGGGAAACTGTAATCTTTAAAATTTGAGTTGGATCAATTACACTTGCCGGCCGGAAATTTGTTAATGTAACTGTGCCTGTTGTATAATTAATTGTTCCTGAATTTAAATTTGTATATGTTAAAATAGGACCAACAAATTTATATGTTCGTATATTTCCTTTACCATCATCATTAAAGTAATATTGTTGTCCATTTACATAATTAGGATCTGCGGTATCAATAAAAGTCGTGCTTGATAATGTATTTGGAAGAATACCATTTGAAAATGCCAAGGTATAATTATCAATAGCATTATATACCGGATGAAATCTGATTTGCATTTGGATTGTGGTTAAATCATTTGTGATGGAAGGTTCAGATGCATCAATTAATTTGGTCAATAATGAATAACGGAATATATCACCAAAATCGCCAATATATGTAACACCAAAATTTTGTATGGTAGAATTTACCAACACTTGTATTTGTCCTGATGTTGCCCCTGTTGCTTGAGCATTATATTTAACTGTTGAATTAATTACCAAATAAACAAAAGCCGGATCTACAAGAGTTGGTATTATAGATACAATATTCCGAGATTGTAAAATATTAGACGAAATACTTTGTTTGGTAAGTTCCGTTATGACATATCCCGAAACTGGGTTTAAACTAATAAACACTGTGCCATATTGTGGTGGGACATTATTTTCTCCACCCCAAACAGCAACACTACTAACATTTGGATATTGATTTAAAATAATATTTTTATAATCACTTGCGGTAACGGCTCGGTTTTGTGTTTGGTAATTTTTAGGAGCACTAAATCTAATACTATCCGGGTCTTCTCTTTCAGAACCACCAGCAGCCGCATTAACTGTAGTAACAGTTATATTACTATAACCTCCAATATTCCCCGAAACAGTAAAAATATATGCCCCATTTGGATAATCAGCATTACACGCCAAATAACTCAAATAAACAATATTACCATCTACTAATGAAACACCTAAAATATTATCTCCAAAATAAACTTCATATTCCTCGTCATCATCTTCCTGGAGATAATATACATTTGATGTTGATCCCAAAAGGGTGATATCATTTTCCTGGATAAATGTGGTCAATAAAGCACTTTCGGAACTTTCTTGAACACTAACAGTTAATGTAGATATATCCACATTTGGATTAGGAATCATATACAAAACAGGATTACTAGTGCTAACTGTATATTGATATAGATAAGGAACACCTTCATTGATAGCAACATTATTGGCAACATATTGATTATGTATATTATCATAAGGAACACTAATAGTTTGTAATGTTATAAAAGTATAATTTGTTCCGTTTACAACTGTATTAAAAGTTGTAGATGATGGAATAACTAAAGTTGATGGTGGTGTAGGAGATATCGGTGGTGTAATGACAATATTAATTAAGGCTTGTGCTGATTTTCTGGATCTTGGAGTATATCCTAATTGTTTGGCAATAGAAACAATATTTGCCCGGCGATCAGCGGAATCCAAATACATTTCATTAGCTATCATATTAAGGTAATATGAAAGATAGTGGGTATTATATGAAAGTATATTTAAAATAACAGAGAGTCCAGATCCCGCAAAATTATAATCCGAAAATGCGGGTTGTGATTGTAAATATTCTTGTAATGCTGCCTTAATGGTATCAAAATCTAATTGTGAAATATTAAGTTTAGTGGAAGATGATGTTATATTTGCCATTTATTTGGATAAATCATTTTGGATTTTTTTAAGAATTTCAACCTTATGACGTAGGTAAATTCGCATATCTTCAGCCGCTTCATCTATCTCCTTTTGCGTCATATTAGGAGTATAAGGTTTTTTTGGTGTATACATATTATCGTAATTTCTGTAAAAACAAATTAATAGTTATTGGGGCAGATGTTCCCACTATTTGATAAACGATTACTGTATTATATCCATTTCTATTCATATCTGCTTGAACTTGAACACCCACTACCACAATTCGCGGTTCAAAATTGGCTAGGACATCCATTATAGATCTTCTAATGGTAACACACGTCATAGGTGTGATATTCTCAAAAAGAGAGGACATAACCGCGCAGCCCTGTTCCGGATGGAAAGGAATTTCAAAATTTCGGGTCATTACTAAATTAACTACGGAAGCCTGGATTGCATCCGAATCTGTGAGTATAACAACATCACCGGTAACTGGATTTGCCCGGAAAGTTAATGACAAGTCAATATATCTCGGTGCAGTTTTTGCGAATTGTGGTGCCATTAATAGTATTTATGTCTTATTTAACCAATTCATTTCCGTTCTTTTATCTAAATTAGACAAATCGTACCACCCCGGTCCCCAAAGTCCAAGTAATTGTTGGAAATATTCTTGATACATATATTTCACCTTATCAATTGAATAATTATCAATTGCAATTTTCCGGATCTTTTTGTAATTAAATCCATCCAAATGATTAACAGCATACATAAAATGCTCTAGTGTGTGGCATCTCCAACCTGTTACACCGTGTTTTATTGTTTCATGGAAAACGGCATGGTCCGTTGTGATAACCGGTGTCCCGCACATTTGGGCTTCAACAGCAACACCTCCAAAAGGTTCCAAAAATGAAGTAGGCATAAGGACTGCTTTTGCCTCGCGCATCAATTGAGAACGTAAGGCAACATCTGCATAACCGACATATGATATATTTCCATCCAAGGGGATATCTATACCTTCTTCAGTTTTTAATAATTTATCTGTTTGGCCAACTACACCTTGACCAGCAAGAATAACCTTCAAATCAGTTCTTTTAGCAATTTCTAAAACAACCTGAAGTCCTTTTCGTTGAATTAAACGACCAATATATAAAAGGTAATCCTTTTTAACAGGCCCAAATTGAAAGTCCGCAGGATCAAAATAATTTGGAATTACCGCATCATAAGCTTTAAAATCAGGATCATGCGATAATGTTCCATTAATAAAAGCTTGGTGTGAATAAGATTCAAAAACTCTATATTTACAAAATATACCGGCATATCCAACAAATGGTTCAACATTAATTGTTAATTCTTCACCAACCAAATCAAATAAAGGTTTTTGACAATTTCCACCTACAATACAAACAAAATCTTGGCGTTGTTTGCGTTTATTAATTTCTTCGGCCGCTCTTTGGTTTGTCAATCGCCAATAAATTTTGGTTACATCCCATTCAATAGGAAATGTATTCTTTTTCCAATCTGTTGCGCCAAAGAATTTTTCTTGTTCTTCATTAGAAATAATATCAATATGTTCAGTACATTCAGCTTGTGAACCTTGAGCGGAATACTCAAAAACAGTATGCCCTAGGGAGATCATCATCTTGCAAAAATTTAAAACCTTTTGAGTGTAGGCACAAGCACAATAATCTTTTTTAGTTTTGGTGTGTGGGAGTCCGATAACATGAAATCGCATAAGATTTAATTATAACACATTCTATTTGGAAAGTCAAATCTTTTTATTTTGCCAATCCATACACACGCACCGTACCAGAAGTTATATTTCCTGTCGATGCTAGGATACAGAATGCATTAACTGCCCCTGCTCCCGTATAGACGCCGGCAACTGTATTACCTTCCGCAAAATATGCACTGACACCAGGTTGTAAAGAATTGGATTGTCCGTAAACTTGTTTATTAATCGCCGAATTAGATGGATCAACTAAAGTGAATGTCCCTGCCATACTTGATGTGCCTTCATTAGTTACAGTGTAACCTAAGCATATATTAGTATCTCCAGAACTCCCGCTATGGTCGGCGCGTTACCCGCAGCCTTGCGTTGGCCGTCTGCTCGTAGACGACCTCCGCGACAACCTGCGTAACGCGGATGTGAACCGCTTTGACGCACGTGCCCGAGGTCTGGACGACGCCGAGGGCCGAGACAACCAGGGCCGCGACTGCGAAGCCCTTGCAGATTGTCCGCCCCTCCGCTGATCCCGCGGCGACCGATGGCGAGCTGGTCTGTCCGAGTTGCCACTCGCCCAGAACTATCCGGCCGAGGATGCTGTTCATTTACTTCGCCAGGCCGTACACCCGGATTGTTCCCGATGCGATGTTGCCGGAACTGAATAAAATCCGCAGGGCGTTCACTGCGGTTGCGGATTTGTAGACCCCGGCGCCTGTGGAGTGGTAGATGTCCCCGTTATAACTCCCATAAGCGAGATCAAAAATGACCCTCTTGTAAGTAACGGCGGATTGCGGATTGAAAAGGTGGACAACACCGGAAAGCCCCCCATTTGCTGCGGTGTTTCCGAGGTCGTTTCCGCCGAGGTATATTTGGCCTTGGCCGCCGTACTGGGTGGTCCCATTGTCAGAAACGGTTATCCCACGATAATCGCGCACAGAATAATAAATGCCGCTCGTGTCGTAGGTTGAGCCCCCGTCGGTGGAAAACTGAAGTTCTGGAGCTACGTTGTTGCTTGCTGGGACAACGTCAATGAGATGGATTTCGTACTCATCATATGCGCTGGAATACCAAGTAGTAAAGTCTAGTTCCGCCGAGCTGCTGGCCGTGTGCTGTTCGAGCAATACCGTGGCTCCTGCACCCGTAGCCCCAGTTGCACCCCCAGGTGATCCAGAAGCTCCAACCGCACCGGTTGCTCCAGTGGCTCCTGCACCCGTAGCCCCAGTTGCACCCCCAGGTGA